TTCCGCTGACGGGCAACGGCAAGCTGGTCGCGATGATCGTGTTCGTCGTCCTGCTCGTGCTCTGGCTCGTCTCTGGCGTGGCCGGCTGGCACGTTCCGTTCCCGAGCCGATGATCTCCGGCTATATCATCGGCGATAAGGCGCTCGTCGCCCGCATCCGGGGCGCGGGCGCGGTCGTCAAGGCCGAGATCGACGTGACCGTGCAGAAGCTCGGCTATGCGCTGCAGGCGCGCGTGCAGACGCAGAAGCTAACGGGCCAGGTCTTGCGCGTGCGGACCGGCCGGCTGCGCTCGAGCATTTCGCAGAGTGCGGCCGAATCGCGCTCGCGGTTCGTTTCAACCGAAACGACCGCAATCGCCTACGTCGGGACGAACGTCAGCTACGGCGCAATGTGGGAACATGGATTTAGCCGCAAAGTCGGCGCGGGGGCGCGCGGCGGCCCTCGGACTCTGTCCGGCAAGGCGCTCGACTCCTATATCCGCCGGCACCCGCCGGGCGTCCGGCAAGTGGCAGCGCGGCCGTTCCTGGCCCCGGCGCTGTTCGAAATGCGCGCGCAGATTCAGACCGAACTCGGCGCGGCGCTGAAGCGCGGCATGGAAAAGGCTCTCCGTGGCAACGCGTGAGCCAATCTACCAGGCGCTTTTCGACCTCGTGACGAACTATCCGGCCGTCCGCGCGCAGTTCATCACCTTCGGCCGGCTGCTGCCGCACGTCGAGAACGTCGCGCCAGCGCAATGTCCGGCCCTGTTCACGTTCCAACTGCCGGAGCGGCGTGTCTACAAGGGCAAGGGCATCCCGGCGATTCGCACGCTTTACGTCGCCTTCATCGCCTATTTTTCCGGCGGGACGCCGGGGACCGGTCCGCTGCCGGCGACGGCGATCAATGCCGCGGCCGACGCGATCGATGACGCGATCAGCAATCCTGGCAACCCGCAAAATACGCAGACGCTTGGCGGCTTGGTCGAGCACGTGTTTATCGAGCCGACCGTCCAACCGTACGAAGGGCTGCTGCAGGAAAAGAGCGTGCTCGTTTCCGTCGTTTCGATTCTGATTCCATGAGAGGCGACGGCGAAAATCATGGGCCGAAAATCCCGATTCCCGGCGGCGCGGGCGAGGCGATATACGAAGCGCTCCGCCGGATGGCGATGCGCCCCGGCGAGTGCGGGATCACGATCAACAAAGAGCGCGTGGCCGGCGGCGGCTACGTTTACGTCATCGGAACTAACGAACCGCCGGCCAAGCCGGTAAGGAGTAGCAATCATGGCTGACTTTTTTGGCACTGGCTCGTTGATCGCGACGCCGCTGTATGACGCAAGCGGCGCGGCGATTGCGCTGCCGTCGCCGGTCGTCTTCGGCATCCTGCAGGACGTGGACGTCGAAGACTCGGCGGATATGAAGGAACTGTACGGCGACAAGGCGTACCCGGTAGACATCGGCCGCGGGAAGCAAAAGCTGACGCTGAAGGCGAAGGCGGCGATGATAAATGCCGAATTGTTCAACTCGGTCTATTTCGGCCAGGGCATCGTCGCTGGCTCCGACAATGCGATCATCGATAGCGTCGGAACTTCGGTCCCGACCGGCGCAGGCTCGACCTCGGTCGTCGTCAACGCCGTTGCAACCGGCGGCGCGAGCGCGATCTTCGCGGCGGACCTCGGCGTGCAAGCGCCGGACGGCACGCCGTACACGCGCGTCGCAAGCTCGCCGACGGCGATGCAATATGCGCTGACGACTGGCGCTAACGGCAGCGGCGCGACGTATCAGTTCTCGGACGTATCCGTCGGGCTGACGGTGTTCATCAACTACCAGTACAGCAACGCCGCTGGGACGGGCAAGGTACTGACCATCAAGAATATCCCGATGGGCCAGGTGCCGGTGTTCTCCTGCCAGTTGATGACGCCGAAGCGGAACAACCAAACGATGTGGCGGAAGTTCTTTTCGTGCACGGCGACCAAGCTCGGGATGTCGTTCAAGAATGACGACTTTGTCATCCCCGACTTCGAGATCGGCTGCTTTGCCGACCCGTCGACCGGCAACGTTCAGCAGTTCGCGTTCTCCGAATAGCCGCCGTGGACTCGGCTAACGGAAGTGTGAAATATGCGCCGATCCCGGGGAAGATTCCCGGGACGGCGGTCAATTTAGGCGGCCATGATTTTATCGTGGCCCCTCTTAACCTCGACCTTTTCGTCGCGCACGAAGCGCAGATCACGGCGATGGGATCATTGCCGACGACCAAGGAAGGCGTCGAGCAAGTCCTGCCGCTGTTTCTCGTCTGCATCCAGCGCAATTATCCCGACATGACGCTGGCGGCCTTGCGCCAGTTGGTCGACTTCGGCAACGTAACGGCGTTGACGAATGCGATCATCGAGACGAACGGATTGAAACTCAAGGCACCGGGGGAGTCGGTGCCGGCGGCCCCGTAGACTGGGCCGCGGTGTTCGCCTTCGTCGCCGCTGCAACCGGCTGGACGTGGGAGTACATCGGGCAATGCCTGACGTTGCCCCGGCTGTTCGCGATGTATTCCGTCTGGAACAAATACCCGCCGATCATCGTCGCAGCGGCGGCGCTGCTCGGCCTTAAGCCCAGCGCAGCAGCATCCGCGCCGGCCAAGCCGGAAACATTCGCGGAAGCGTCGCGCCGGCTCGCGCTCGCGACAACGGCCGATCCGAACAAGCTGCAATGGATCACCGTGCCTAACCCGCAAAGGCTGATGTAATGGCCGACGACGCAGAAGTAAAACTAGGCGCAGACGTAGGCGACCTAAAGAGCGAAACGGCGGACGGCGCGTCGTCAGTCGACACTTCGCTCAAAAAAATACAGGCGTCGCTCGACGGCCTAAGCGCCAAGTCGCAGAAGACTAGCACCGATGTCAAGCAGCATACGGAAGGCATGGCGGCCGCCTTCGCGGCGCTGCATGAAAATATCCGGGTTCGCTTCGGCAGCATCAATAATGTTTTCGAGCAGTTCAGCAGCAAGCTGGCCGTCTTCGGCGCGCTGTTCGCTGGCGGCGCTTTGTTCAAGGGATCGATAAGCTCGCTGCTAGAACTCGAAGATACCGTTCGCGGCTTGGTAATCACGTTCGGAATGACGACGGACAAAGCGACGCAGACGGCCGTCGCTCTGAAACTGGCCGGCATATCGGCCGAACAGTACGAGCAGATGGGGCAGCGCGTCGGTCGCGTGCTCAAAACACAGAGCGAGGAATTTGACCGCCTCGGCGTGACGACCAAGGACGCGAACGGCGACCTCCTGCCGATGGATCAGATATTGCAGAATATCTATCGTCGGATGCAGGACTTCAAGGCCGGCACCGACCAGACCGAGTTCGCGCTGTCGACGGTCGGGCGCAATGCAAAAGACTTTGCGTCCGACATGGAGCGGCTCACGTCGTCCACGGATCGTGCGGCCATCGTCATGGCGCGGCTCGGTATCGAAATGGGGCCGGATCGCATACGCCAAGTCGAGGAATACCGGCGCAACGTTAACGAGTTCAAGCTGACGCTCGAAGCGATCGGCGAGAAGATCGGCGAGGCCGTGCTGCCGCGCTTGGACGGCATGGCAGTATGGTTCAACGATATTGGGCCCACCGCAATCGTTTACATCATCAATGCCGTCAAATCGTTCTTGACCATATTGACGGCGCTCGGCGCTCTCCTCGGTTCGATCGCCATTTACGCCGGCAGCGTATTCGAGAACATGGCGACGCGGATCAAGGCCGCCAGCGATATTCTCAAGGTCAACATTCTCGACGCGTGGACGGAAGTCCCGAAGATCATCGCAGCGGCAGACGCGAAGATCGAAGCAACGAACAGGGCGGCAGCCGACTCAGTTGTTGCGACATGGCAGACGGCGACCGATAAAGTAAACGCGCTGTGGAGCAACGCCGCAAGTAAATTCGGAATGAATGACCGCGGCATCGGATCAACTGGCGGATTGCCTGGCAGCGGAAGCGAGCGGTTCAAGGCCAAGCCTACGGGCGGCGGGGGCGATACGCGTCTAGCCCAATTCCGTGCAGAACTCGACGACATGAACCTCGCTAACGGGGCGTTCCTGCAACTCTCCAAGCAGAACGAAATGGAGTTCTGGCAGGAAAAGCTGGCGCTGGTGCGCGGCATGGGTAAAGAGGACATCGCCCTGCGCGCCGAGATCAACCGCGAAATTCTGCGGGCGCGCAACGCCGCCGCTTCCGAAGAATTGGCCGCGGATGTGGCGACGCTACATGCGCAAGAGGAAGCCCACAAGAACAATAAAGACGCGCAGATCGCCGATGCGGTCGCACTTACATCGCTGATGGACGCTATTTGGGGACAGCAGAGCGCCCAGTATCAGAACGCACTACGCGAGGAAACGCGGATACGTCAGGAATGGGAGAAAAAAGACGAAGCCATACTCCGCGTGCATACCAAAATGATCGAGGACGCAGCGACGGCCGAGATCGCGATCGAGCAGGAGGGATTGAATCAGCAGGTCGCGCTACGCCAGATCAGCCTGCAGCAGAAGTTCACGCAGGAGCAACAATTCGAGCAGCGCCTCTACGCGCTCAAGATGAAGGCGCTGCAGGACGAACTGGCGACACTAGACGCGACGACGCTGGCTTACGCGCAGGTGCAAGCGAAGATCGAAGCACTGGAGCAGTCGCATCAACTGAAACTAACGACGATCGCCAATCAAGCCGAACTAGACCGCAAGCAATTCGCGCTGCAGGCCGCAGAGGATACGCAGAACGCGCTCGGGACGCTGCTCGATGATCTGATAAGCCGGACTAAAACGTGGAAGCAATCATTTCAGGATGCGATCAAGGGGCTGACGTCGGACCTGAATAAACTGGCATCACAGCAGATCGCGAAGCAACTGCTCGGGCCTGGCACTGCTGGCGGTGGATTCCTGAATAACATCTTCGGCAAAATCTTCGGCGGCGGCGCTGGGGCAAGTACGGATACTGCGGCGCAGACCGCGCATACGACGGCGCTCGCCGCAGATACGGCGGCGTATACCGTTGGCACGCCGGCAGTTGAATTGATGTTCACGACGCTGACGACGGCCGGTCAGGCTGCAGCGGCGGCGCTGGCTGCGGTCGGTACTAGCGGCGGCCTAGGTAGCGCCTTCGGCAGTTTCGGCGGCGGCGATCTGTTCGGCGACGCTGGCGTCGGCTTCGGCAATGTCGGCTTCGCTTCGTTCGACGTAGGCACGCCATACGTCCCGCAGGATACGCTGGCCGTCGTGCACAAGGGCGAGGCGATCATCCCGGCCGCGATGAACAAGGGCGGTGCGGTTGCGACCGGGCCGATGCATATGCACTTCTACATCAGCGGCAATCCCGATAGTCGCACGCTCGATCAGATTCAGGCCGCGGCGGCGCGCGGCGCGAGCAAGGCAACGCGGAGCGTAATGTGACAACGCCATTTGTCGAGACGCCGCGCTTCCCCGACTGGATCGCGTTCTGGGCGCGCGGCGGGCGCACGTTCAATACGACGGTCACGCGCACCTACGGCGGGAATGAATACCGGAACGCCGCGTGGGCGGTCGGCTTGGGCGAGTACGGCTGGGACAATTCGGACGCGGCGGCATTTTCGCAGAATCCAGCCCTTACGGCGTACTCCTATACCGCGATGCGGAATCTATATTCCGCTGCGCTCGCTCAGGTCTACGGGTTCCGCTTCAAGGATTTCCGCGACTATAAGGACGACGGCGCGGGCATTTTCGTCATGATCGATTCGACGCATTTTCAGATGGCGAAGCGTTATACCGTATCTCCTCTCGCGTACACGCAGCCTATTTACAAACCGGTCAGCGGGACCGTGACGGTCAACGGCGGCGCTTCCCCGGTCGTCGACTATACGACCGGCATCGTGACCGTCGCCAGCGGCACGCCGACGTCATGGGTCGGCGAGTTCGATCTTCCGGTGCGCTTCGCGAGTGACGTCCCGCAAGTCGGGCCGGATTCCAGTGGCGCGCAGATCAATTGGGAATCGTTGAAGCTAGTCGAAATGAGGAATCTCACTTGATCCCCATTTCTGCCGCACTCAAGGCGCACTTTCAGCAGCCGTATCAGACGACGTCGACTTGCTGGCTCGTCGGGCTGGTCGACGACGACGGCAACGTCGTGCGGTGGCTCGGCTTTACCGACCACGATCAGATCATTACCTTCAACCTTGAAACATGGATGGCCGGCTTCGGCTTGCCGTCGCTGCCAGGAATCGCCGGCAGCGGCAGCATTGCCTACAGCGCGATTGCAGGCTATACGAAAACCGACATCGCGAGCAGCGGCGCGCTGAACGTCGACAACATGGAAGTAGACGGCATCCTCGTTTCGCCGTCGATCAGCGAGGACGATCTTCGCGCGGGATTGTGGGACTACGCTTACGTGACGATCTTTACCGTCAACTGGGCAGACCTCACGATGGGCGCGCTAATTCAGCGCAGCGGCAATCTCGGCGAGGTCACGATCGAGCGCGGCGCATTCAAGGCGAAACTTCGCGGCGTAACGCAGCACTATTCGCGCGTCATCATCGAACTGACGACGCCCAGCTGCCGCGCCAAGCTCGGCGATGCGCGCTGCAAAGTCGACCTGACGCCGTTTACCGTCACCGGCAGTCTGACCGGCGTCGAGCCGGGGCTGTATCCGCGCACGCTCTACGATACCGCGCGCACCGAGCCGGGGCCGAGCGTTGGCGTATCGATTACGAACATCACGACGGCGAATCCTGGCGTCGTCACGCTGTCCGCGCCGCTCGGCCTGCCGTCCGGCTCGCCGGTCACGATCTCCGGCGTCGCCGGTATGGTCGAGGTCAATACCGTCACCGTCGCGAACAACGTCGCGACCGACGGGCTATCGTTCGAGATCGTCGATACGTCCGGCTTTGCGTCGTACTCCGGCGGCGGGACTGTCATCGGACTCGGCAGCGGAAGCGGCTATTTCGACAACGGCGTCATCACGTTCACGAGCGGGCTGAATTTCGACAACGGCGTCCCATCGATGGAGGTGCAGAGTTACGTCCCCGGCCAGTGGACGCTCGAGCTTCCGATGCCGTATCTACCAGCGATCGGCGATACCTATTCGATGCACGCCGGCTGCGACTATTCGCTCGAAACGTGCCGCGACCGATTCAACAACATTCTGAATATGCGCGCCGAGCCGTACGTCCCCGGCGTCGATCGGCTCGTTCAGATCGGAAAGCAGGGCGGATGACCTATCGCGCGCAGATAGTTAACGAGGCCCGCGAATGGCTCGGGACGCCGTGGAAGCACCAAGCGTCGCTGAAGGGCGTCGGGACGGATTGCATCGGCTTGATTCGCGGCGTCGCACGAGCGATCGGCATCGCCGACCCATTCGTGACCGGCGAAGCGATCCGGTATCTCGGCTACGGCCGTCGACCGGACCCGACGCTGCTGCTCGAGGCGTGCGATGAATATCTCGACCGCGGCCGCGGCGCGCTCGGCGACATCATCGTCATGCGCTTTGAAACCGAGCCGCAGCACTTCGCGCTGGTCTCCTGCCTGCGCCCGCGCCGGATGATTCACGCCTACGCGCAGGCGCGCAAGGTCGTCGAAAACGGTATGGACGCGCTATGGCTATCGCGCGTCGTCAGGACTTACGCCTTCCGGGGAGTCGTCTAGATGGCACTCGTCAAGCTGATCGCGCCGCCTGGCGTTTCGACGGAAGTCGTGACGAGCTTCGGCACGTTCCAGATCGTCGACGGCTTCTGCTACGTCCCCGACTTTCTGATACCGGCGATCTATGGCGCGGGGTTCCTGCCGGCGGGCAGCCGCGGCACGACGGGGCCGACCGGACCCGCCGGCCCGAGCGGCGCGACCGATGGCTCGACTGGGCCGACCGGGGCTACCGGAGCGACGGGCGGGGCCGGCATCAACGGGAACACCGGCCAGACCGGCTCAACCGGAATGACCGGGCAGACCGGGGCCACAGGTGCGGGCATCAACGGGAATACCGGCCAGACCGGGGCCACGGGGCAAACTGCTAACACGGGGGCGACTGGCCCGACCGGCAATACTGGCGCGGGCAATACAGGCAATACCGGGAACACCGGCAGCACCGGAAATACAGGCGGCACCGGCAATACCGGCGCAGGGCAGACCGGCGCTACCGGGGGCACCGGCGCTACGGGCCAGACCGCGAATACGGGCAGCACGGGGCCAACGGGGGCGGGCAATACCGGAGGGACGGGAAATACTGGAAACACCGGCCAGACGGGCAGTACCGGGCCTACAGGGACGACCGGCGCGACCGGAACGGCTGGCCTTGACGGGCTGGATGGTCAGCAAGGCCGCGGCGGTTCTACCGGCGCGACAGGCGGCACCGGCGCGACCGGGGGAACCGGCCAGACGGGGAATACAGGCGGGACCGGTACGACCGGCAGCACTGGGCCGACCGGCCAGACCGGGAGTACGGGACCGACAGGCGCTACAGGCGGCACCGGCACTACTGGATCGACCGGCAGTACCGGCCAGACCGGAACCGATGGACTGCCCGGATTCGACGGCAACGCAGGCGCGACCGGCAGCGCAGGATCAACCGGAACTACGGGCGCGACCGGGGCGACAGGCGGAACCGGGGCGACAGGTCAGACGGCGAATACAGGATCGACCGGCCCTACGGGCAGCACAGGCGCGACGGGGGCCACGGGCGGGACCGGCGGGACAGGCAGCACCGGCCCGACTGGCGCGGACGGCCTGCCGGGCCTGGACGGCGGCTTAGGCGCGACCGGCAGCACCGGCGCGGCGGGATCAACCGGATCGACTGGCGCAACCGGCAGCACCGGGACAACGGGGCAGACCGGCAGCACCGGGCCGACGGGGCCGAGCGCCGCGGCGACGGACGAGGAGTTCGTCGCGACCGATGGGCAGACGGTCTTCACGCTTTCGACGAGCACGTCCGACGTCGCAACGATTCTCGTTACGCGCAACGGCCTGGCGCTCAAGCCGACGACGCATTACACCGTATCGGCGACGACGCTGACGCTGATCGATGCCTGCACTGTCAACGATTTGATCGGTGTCCGGCACCTTGCCGGCGGCCAAGGCGGCCCGACCGGGTCAACCGGGTCAACCGGATCGACGGGGGCGACCGGACAAACCGGGGCCGGCAATACCGGCGGGACGGGGGCGACCGGAGCAACGGGCCCGGCCGTCAATATGCAGGTCTTCGGGGCCGGCACAAACTCCTGGACGCCGCCGACCGGGGCCACGGCCTGTCAGGTCATCTTGATCGCCGCGGGCGGTGGCGGTGGCGGCGGGGCACGCAAGACCAATGCCGCGGTAAAGGCCGGCGGGTGTGGCGGCGGCGGCGCGGCGAAACGCGTCGTATTGTTCCGTATTAGCGACCTTGGCGGGGCTTGCACGTTCGTCGTACCTACCGGCGCGACCGGCGGCGCGGGGGCGACAACCGATGGCACTGGCACGGACGGGAGCAACGGCGGCAACTGCCAGTTCACCGGAGCGGCGGGCGTATTCGTTACAGCATACGGGGGCGGCGGCGGCGCAGCTGGGGGCACGGCCTTGGCGGCCGGGGCCGGGAGTGGCGGCGCTGCTGGGGCGGGCTCGAAGAGTACGGCGGGCGCGCCGGCAGCGGCAGCTAATACCGGCGGCATTGGCGGCCAAGGCGTTATTCCTAACGCTACGGCTGCTACACCCGGCCCGAATGCCGAAGACGGCGGCGGCGGCGGCGGAACGAATGTGATCACGTCGAATCCCGGCGGCAATGGTGGCTGTTCATTAAACAGCGCGGCCGGCGGCGGTGCGGGAGCCGGAACGAATGCAGCGCCGACCGGCGGGACCGGCGGCGCGGGCGGTCTGCCTAATTCCTACTCTGCCGGCGGTGGGGCCGGTGCAGCGGGCGGCGGCTCGAGCGCGACGCCGACGGTCGGCGGGGTCGGGCAGACTGGCGCGGCCAACCTTTGCGGCGGCGGCGGGGGCGGCGGTGGGGCGGGAATTGGCGGTG